GGTGGGCGCATGTCGTTTACCGATGGCACTCTTAACAGCATTACTGAGGGAACAGGCTTTAGCTGTTCCAATATCAGTTCTGGTGTTTTTACAATTACGCTTGATGATAAATACAGCGACCTTTTGTATACCGCTGCACATGTAGTTGGGACCGGTGGTCCTGAGCGCTACATCGAATGCACCGCTCATGACGTATCGAGCGCAAAGACGCTGTCGTTTGTTATCAACGACCACAGTGATGACGACGTAACTGGTGACAGTGACAACGACCAGGAAGTCCAATTTATTGCGGTCTTGAAAAACAGCAGCGTGACGTAATGGCAAAAGGCAACTTGACGCTTATGGTCTTGGAAAAGGCCAAGCAGAAATTTGGTGAATCTAAAGAGCCGGATGCTCGAGAGATTGGCAAAAGCGAAGCCTCAAAAAAAGTATTGTCCGCTCTCCAGGGTGGCGATGCTGATGCGCTGGGTCAGGCGCTAGGCGAGTTTTTCGACATCCACTCCAGCGGCTCTTTGGATTAATCGAGGGGGGCTCCGGCCCCCCTTTACCAAGGGGGTACTGTGGCTACTTTTCGAGAATCCGATTTGCGTAACCGTGTTCGCCGAATGGCGGATATGGAGAATTCTGCGTTTGTCACAGATGCCGAAATCCGAGACTACCTCAACATGGCTATCTCGGAGCTGCACGATATTGTGGTAGAAAAGTATGAAGATTACTTCATAAAAAGCATTTCGTATGACCTCGGAGACGAGACAGAGCTCGACCTCCCTGAGGACTTTTACAAGGTGCTGGGTGTCGATCTGGACTCTGGTGGACGCACGCACACTCTGAAGAACTACTCCTTCAATGAGCGAAACATGTACCGGGCGGACCCGGTATTTGGCCTCGACCCATTTGCGGCTACCCGCTATCACATCCAGGGCAACAAGATTAAATTCATCCCTGACAACCCGGTGGGCAATGCAACGCTTCACTACGTGCCAGTCGCGACCCAGCTCAAGGAAACAGGGCCTGACCAAATCAGCTCAATTATTCCAGGCTACGAAGAATATATTGTTGTGACTGCGGCCATCCAATGCCTCATGAAAGAGGAAAGCGACGTGCGGACTCATATGGTTCGTAAGGCTGAAATTAAAGAACGCATTGAGTCAGCGGCAGGTAAGCGCAACGCTGGCGATTCTTACGCAATAACAGATATCGATTTAGGTGCTCACGTTTTTGACCGCAGATTCTTTTGAGGTGAACAGTGAGTTTTATTGCGCCTGATATCAACCTGCCAACCGGAGACTCCCGGCAGGACCTGTCTCGCAGAAACGTAAGCGATGCTTTAGACAGCATTCGCGATATCGCTATTATCAACGGCGTTTTGCTTGAGGACGTGGCCCTGCGCGGTACAACCACCGTTCGGGTGTATCACAATCTCGGCAGGGCTTATCGTGGGTACATTGTTGTTTCAAACAACAGGGCTACGACCGTCGCGGTGGATGAAGCAACTAACCAAGACTCGAGCACCTACATCGCCCTTAAAAGCCTCGATAACTCGATGTCTGGAGGCTCAGACTCAACCGTTAGCTTGTGGGTGTTTTGATGCCACTACAAAAACAAATCATCACCTTTCCTTTTGCGAAAGGTCTTAACGAAAAAGCTTCGGATAAGGTTACTCCTGCAGGTGATTTAACCGAGGCTAAGAACGTAGTTTTTGAAAAGGCAGGACAACTCAGGAAACGTGGCGGCTTTGATAAGCAGAACAACAGAGGCATAGCTTTTTCTGAAGCGTCTTTAGGCACTACTTTTACAAGCGCCAATTACGTGACGGAATATGGTGACGAGATTTTGGCGGCAAGCCAGCAAAGGCTGTTTGCAAGAACCGAAGAAGGGTTAGATGGTTTATATGTAGACAAGGGGGCACTGGTCTCTTGTGAGGTAACAAACCCGTTCTTGTTGCGAAATGAAAACTACAAGTTTGGCCCAGCGCACGTAGCCTTTGGTATGGCAAGCAGTTCGGTTGCTGCGTTTATGCTCGTGACCTACGTAAGGGTTAACCTAAGCGCTAATGACAGCTATCAGGTCATTGGTGAAGTGCGTGATGCGAAAACACGCAACTTGCTCTACGAGGAGCTTATAGACACCATATCAATAGACCAGGTAGGCGACGATACGCTGTACCGAGTCCCCACGCCTAAGGCTGTGGTTCTTGGAGATTTTGGTTACATCCTCTATCAGTCACCGCAAACTTCTACGGCAACCCTGGTAAAGTTTGCAGGCATCGATCTGACCGCGCCAACAGATGATGAATCAGAGGACATGAAGACCGATGGGTTTATCAAGGGCACGCTGCCATCCTTTACCCTGTCTTATCATCGGCCAATGTTTGACGTTGACGTATGCACGGCGGCTGGCAATGCAACTGTGGCCGGTGAATCCTGTCATGGGTCGGCTGCGATTATTGTTGGAGGCCTTACCGGCTCTAACCTGAATCCCAGCTTTACTGATTCAACTTGCGACACCACAAACACTGACGCAACAATTAGCATGGATAGCACTGCTCTTATTCGGGTGGGTGACGCTGTAAGCGGCACTGGCATTCCTGCAGGTGCAACGGTCTTGTCTATTACAAATGCGACAAGCTTTGAATTATCCGCTAACGCAACAGCGACAAACTCCAATCAGACTTTAACGTTTACTCGCGGTCTTAATGAAAGCACCGCTAACGGGACTTTAAAGTTTGAATACTTTAAATCAAACGAGGACGAAACCCTTGTTCAATTTGGAACTCCAAAAGTAACAACCGCGTTTGCTGTGGGTCATGATGGTGCAGGCTCAAGTGGTAATGCGGAGTCAATGCCCGCCTAGGAGACAAATGGTGCAACAACGTCCGGCTTTGCAATACGAGCCATCGAGTTTAATGACCCGTCATCGGGATTGACTGCGGCAAATGGTCAGATTTTTTACGCTGTTTCGAATTACAAATCTTCACCGACAATAAACTCGCAGAAGTTTGCGCTTATTGCCCATGGGCTTGCCAGCGAAACAACGATGTTGAATACGGCATCAACTGGCCACTTGTTGCGGGCTACAGCTATACCGGAAAGCTCAAGCGTGGTAAGGGTTCTTGCCGAATTGTCTGACGGGACTGGCGCGGTAAAAGCTGCTGACCCTCCTGAGCCAGACAACCATCGAGTTATTTCTTTTGAGATGAGTCGTAGTGTTAGCGCGTCCTCGTTCTCCACTGAAAAAGTTTTGGGCTACAACACAAGCCTGGCATCGGATTTGTTTAACAACGGGACAAATACCTATGCGGTGTTATCTTTTCTTGTTGGTCATCGGGGAAGCCTTAGCGGTAACAACTTGCTTATGATTGCACCGCCATTGACGAATGCAAGCCGTCCTTATGAAATTGTTGGCGCTGTCGGGATGGGGGAGAACTCTGTAACGTTTACTTCCGATCACCAGTCAAGCGCAGAAAATCGGCTTCACCTTTTTGCTCAAGTTGGCCGAGTACATCAGCCATTCACAGGCACGCGTGAGTACGTTTTTGGGACTAACCGATTTTCAAACATTGTAGAATACGTAAGCACGAATGACCCCGGGGTGTCTGGAACGTTTGAAGATGAGGTGCATGCGCCTGCCGTTATTGATGTCAATTTCGACCCTGAAAGAAACCACAAAAGCCTAACTACTCCGAATGGCATGCTTTTGACAGGAGGCCTGCTTTATCATTACGACGGCTTTAGGCTTCACGAAAACGGGTTCCTGGGGATTCCTGCTTTTAAAGCATCCGTTGTTTCAGCAGGTGGTTCGTTGGCAGCAGGCACCTATCTCTACCGCGTTGTTTATGAGTGGTATGACGACATGGGCAACGTTCACCGCTCCGGGGCGTCTCCGTCGCGTTCAATTACTGCAAGTGGCTCTACTAGTCTCGCGACAATTACGGTGTTTGCGCTTCAGCACACACGCAAACGAGAGGGAGCTTTTGACGACTCCAACACCGGCGTGCGTGCCTGTATTTACCGCACGGTGGCTGGGGGGTCGGTCTATCACAAGGTAGGCTCGGTAAACATGAGCGGCACGGAAAGCACCCTCATTGCCGCCTTTAAAGACTATGGCGGCATTACGGATACCGAGCTGCAGGATAATGAATTATTGTATTCACAGGGTGGGTTGCCCGGTAACGGGTTTGTGGGCTCCTGTAAGGATTTGTGTCTCCACAAGGAGCGG